AATTTGCAACTGGGTGTATGTTCATGCCACCCCCCTTCCCTACGCAGCTGAATTACTCGGCATCCCCGACCGCCATGAAATCGCCGGGGCGCAGCCGGATTTTCCGCCTCTTGGCGTAATCCAGCAGCTTATGAAATTCGCTCTGCGGGATGAGCCCGCCGGTGCCGCCGCGCTGGCGCGAGTACATCCAGCGATAAACTCTTGTGAGATGCTTGCCGGTGATCTTCGTCACCACGTCCACCCCGCCGAGGCGCTCGATGATGCTTTTTGCGGGGTTGAGGTGTTCGGTGGGCATACGTCATTTTGCACCAGCCGCAAAAACTGTCAACCGCAACATTGACGTTTTGTCTATTGCGGAAATCGCAATTTAATAGTACTAGTGCATCAATTGATGCTACCAGTGCATCAGTTACGGAATCGATGATACTGTTGCATCAGTTTGTGTCTGAGTCGGTGGCGGACGATGACGAAGTTTGAAAAATCACAAGAGCGCCAGCAAGCGCCTACGGAATATCGAAATGGACAAAGCACGATTCACAGAGGCCGAAGAAGAGCGCAAGACCGCGCCCACAGAGTTCTCCGATTGGTTTGAGCGGGGGTTAAAGCAGCGCGGCAGGGGCGCCGGCAACGAGTTGGCAAAACTGCTCGACATTCGTCCGGAACTCGTTTCGAGAATGCGCTACGGACAGCGCCCGCCAAAAGCGCACGAACTGCGCATCATCGAAGCGTATTTGGGCGGGTCCGCCCCCCTCGGCATAGCCACAGGCCCCATCGGCGTAGGCGTGGACATCGAAAGACTCGTACCCGCCAGGGTGCGTGTGATCGGCAACCTGGTCGGCGGATCAAAAGTCATATTGCTGGACGGGAAGCTCGACGAGGTCGTTATTCCCGAACCAATACCTTTCAAAACCATGGCGATCGAGGTCAGGGGCGATAGTTTGGGCGGCCTGTTCGACCGCTGGCTCTTGTTTTATGACGACGTTCGCGTCCCTCCTGCGGCCCTGCACGACCTCCACGATCGCCTCTGCGTCATTGGCTTGCAGGACGAGACGGTCGTCCAGAAACTGCGAAACATTAAGGCTTTGGACGGCAAGCCGATTCTTTGGGCTGCGGCCGTCAAGCAACTTGTCCAAAAAATAGCCACATAGAAATTTGAGCTAGCGTCAAATTCTCGGTTGACAAATTTGCGGATTGCGCAATAATAGCTCCCATCGCAACACGGGAGCTAGCCATGTCAACCGCCTTAGCCCGCCTTAACACCAACCACCCCATCCGCCCCGCGCTCACCGAGCTTGGCGCCTTCGCCGCCGGCCTCCTGCCCCACCGCATCGTCAGCAACGCCCCCGGCCCGGAGGACGCGCAGGCCCTGGTCGACGACCTCCTGCTGCTCTGCGCCAAAGTTGACCGAGTGGTCGAGGCCTACGGCGAGTACGCCCACGCCCATTTCTCCACCCGGATCGAGATGCCGCTGTTCAAGGATCAGCTGCTCGGCGCGCTCGAAGGTAACGCTCTGTATGAATTGACCTCGGCGGGCGAGCGCGAGCAAGAGGATCGCCGGGAATACGAACGCGAGCCGCTGTGGTGGAACCGATGAGCATAGACACATTGTTATTAATCGCGATCTTAGTCGTCGTGGTTACCCAGTCTGTCCCCCGCGATGACTACGGGTGGCGAGAATGGCGAGAAGACCGGAGAGAATGGAAAAGGCTGCACCCTCCGTCACCACGATCTGAAAAATTGCGATTCATTGTTGGCTGTGGGGTCATCGCAACGGTCCTCGTCCTCTTCTTTTTGACCAGCAAATGACAGACATCGACCTTGAGATCCCGCCCTTCCTGCAAAGGCCGCGACATGGAGTTGCGCAGATGAAAACGATCGAGAACGGAGCCACGCCGGGCAACGGGCATGTGGCGGTGAGGGAGCCGGCGGTGCTCACGCCGCTGGACATGCTCAACCGCGCGGTCGAGCACAACGCGCCGATGGAGGTCTTGGAGCGGCTAATGGCCCTGCAGGAGCGGTGGGACGCCCGCCAAGCGCGCAAGGACTTCGATGAGGCCATTGCCAACGCCAAGGCGCAGATCGAGCCGGTCGTCAAAAACGCCACCGGGCACAACGCCAAAAAGTACGCGGACTTCGCGGCTATCGCGCGCGCGGTTGACCCGGTCATTTCCAGGTTCGGCTTGTCCTACCGTTTTCGCACGACGCAGACCGACCGCATCAGCGTCACATGCGTCCTCTCTCACAAGGCGGGGCACAGCGAGGAGACCACGCTGTCGGGACCACCCGACGCGAGCGGCAGCAAAAACGCGATCCAGGCCATCGGCTCGACACTCACATATTTGCAGCGGTATTCACTCGTGCAGATGCTCGGCCTGGCCGCCGCGAATGACGACGACGGCAACGGCGGCAAGAACGGCGGCAACGGAAGCCCGACCATAACCGATGCGCAGGTCGACGAGATCAACAAACTGCTGATCGAAACCAAGTCCAACCTCGTCCTGTTCCTCAAGCGCATCAAGCTCGAAAGCCTCACCGAAATCCGGGCCGATAAGTTCAACGAAGTCCTGGCGCTTATCCGCGACAACGCGAAGAGACGGGAGCAGCAATCGTGAATGAGATCGTCCAAGGCTCACCCGAATGGATCGCCATCCGGCTCGGCCGTGTCACCGCGTCCCGCGTTGCCGATGTGGTCGCGCGCACCAAATCAGGGTGGGGCGCATCGCGCGCCAACTACATGGCGGAACTCATCGCGGAGCGACTGACCGGCGTGGCGGCGGAAGCCTATGTAAACGGCACGATGCAATGGGGCATAGCGCAGGAAGCGGACGCGCGCGCGGCCTACGAATGGCTGAAACAGACCCCAGTCCAAGAGGTCGGGTTCGTGCCGCATCCAACCATCGCCATGAGCGGCGCAAGCCCTGACGGCCTGATCGCTGACGGCCTGCTCGGCGACCAGGGTCTTGTCGAGCTGAAGTGTCCCCAAACCGCAACACACATAGAAACGCTGCTCGGGCAAAAGGTGCCTGAAAAATACATCACGCAGATGCAGTGGCAGATGGCTTGCTGCGAGCGCGCATTTTGCGACTATGTCAGTTACGATCCCCGGCTCCCGGAGCCGATGCGCCTGTTCGTCCGCCGCATCCCGCGCGACAATGCGCGCATCGCGGAACTTGAAAAGGACGTGGTGGCGTTCCTGCAAGAACTCGATGACAAGCTCGGCGCCCTCAACCAACTGCGTGCTCTCGCATGAGAAATTAAAGTGTCCAGGCATCTGCTCATCCTGCACTCGGCTGCCGATCGCCAGCGCGCGGCGCGCTATATCGCGCTCGCGCCTTCCGGCACGCGCATCGAACTCAAGGCGAGCAAGCGGACTTTGCCGCAAAACGATTTCATGTGGTCGATGTTGACGGACATCGCGCGCGAGCTTCCTTGGCATGGCGTCAAGCTCACGCCAAACGATTGGAAATTAATTTTCCTTGATAGCCTCAAGCGCGAATTGAGGATGGTCCCGAATCTCGACGGAGACGGGTTTGTAAATCTCGGCCGCTCGTCCTCGGATTTGTCAAAGTCCGAAATGGGGGACTTGATAGAACTGATCCGCGCCTTCGGTTCTAATCACGGCGTCCAGTTTCACGATCGGCAGGAGGCAGCGGCGTGAGCTACGATTGCACATGCGATTATGATCCGCCGACCTTCTACGAGCGCTCGACCCCGACCGCGCGCAAGCAACACAAGTGCTACGAATGCGCCGATGTCATCGACCCGGGCGAAAAATATGAACGCGCCGTAGGTTTGTGGGAAGGCTATTTCAGCGAGTTCAAGACCTGCCAAGCCTGCGTTGATATCCGCCAATGGGTCAAAAACAATGTGCCATGTCTGTGCTGGTCGCACGGTAACACTATTGAGGATTGCAGGGAGGCCGTCGACGAGGCGGCTTACCGAGCGCCGGAAGAGACAGTCGGGCTGCGGTTCGGGCTCCTGCGACGCATCGTCCAGCGTGACAAAGCTGCTCTCACGCGCGGGAGGGCGGCATGACGGGGCGCGCCTACATCCCGTATCCCGAGCGCCTGGCCGCAGCGCTGGCCTGCCTGCTGCCGCAGGAGCATCGCGACGACCTGCGGCAGCGCATGGTCGACTCCGCCGCCGTCCTCGGCCTTTTCCACTTTCACCACATCACGTTTCACGCAAACCGCGGCTCGGACTTTTGGTGGAATCTCCATCCGATGCTGAACGCGTCCCATCGCGAGCGCACGAGGACGGTCGACATTCCCGCCATCGCCAAGGGCAAGCGCCTCACGTTCAAACACGAAGAGTTCCGCCGGCGCATCCTCGCCAAGGAACCGGGCAAGAGCGCCCGGCCGCCGTCGAGATGGCCGAAGAGGGCTATGAAGAGGTGGACGTGAACGAGAGGCTCACCAAAATACCGGGAGTGCCCGACAAAGCGACTGCGGTCGACGGCATGGCTCATTTCGCCGGGCCCGGGCCTTCCGGGAAACGGTGCAAGGATTGCGCCTTCTGGCGCTACTATCGCAAGACCGGAGAGAAGTGGGACCCAGAGCAGAACGCCGTCACCTATCGCCGCTACCGCTGCAGCGGGTGCGAGATGTTCTGGAGGCTCACGGGCAGACACGGGCCCGCGATCTCAGGGGAAAACCACAGTTGCAAGTACTTCAAGCCAGAGGAACAGAAATGAGGCACCCATGACGGCCGACACCAAAAGCCTGAGCGAGCGGCTTGAAGAAGCTAAAGCCAATTTAGCTCGGTTAGAACGAGAAGCAGCCAGCGCAACGTGCATTGATCTCGGCCACGATTGGCAATCGTTAGGAGGATGTAATTGCGGTTGTCACGAAACTGCACAATGTAGCGTTCCCGTTTACATTTGTCGGCGCTGCAAAGACTGCGATTACGGAACAAATCAAGAGGCAATAGAAATTCGGCAACGATGTGCATTAGATGGGCCGCCAGCATGACCGACACCAAAAGCCTGAGCGAGCGGCTGCGCACCATCAAATACATGCGGCGTGGTAGCCTTGTTGAAGCAAGTCAAATTGCTGATGAAGCCGCCGACGCGCTCGACGACAGGGACGCCGCAATTGTCCTCCTCATTTCTGGGCGCTCCAACGCCCTCGACGCTAAAGATGCTGAGATCGAGCTACTGAAAGAAGGGCGCAAGCTCCACGACGAATTAGCAGATCACCTCGAACACAAACTTGCTGCACAATCCGCCCTCCTCGCGCAAACGGCAGCGGCGCTGTGGCGAATTGTGGATGTCGAGGACGCTAGTAGTGGCAGTGACCGTGGCGACCTCGTGGCATCACGCGAGATCGCTCGCGAAGCTCTCGCCGCAATCCGCGGCATAAGCCGTGAAGACGGCGTCTCAACGCCTGATGCCGCCGGAGAGACGCATTAAGCGGGTGCCTGTGGGAAAAGTCCACAAACGTCAGTAAACCGTGGGAGTTGTGAGTATCATGTCTGAGTCCGAAGTCCTGCTTAAACCCGGGGATGCGGCGAAGGTATTGGGCATTTGCACCAGCACGCTGATGCGGCACGTCGCTGCGGACGACATCGCCTACATCATCGTCGGCCGCGGCGTAAAGCGAAAGTGCTACAGGTTCGCGCCCTCTGATCTCGCAGCGTTCCAACAGCGCCAACGAAGGATGATTGCAGCATGTCCGTCTACCCAAGAGGGAAAAAGGGCATTTACGTCTACGACTTCCAGATCGAGCGTGAGCCTTTTTTCGGATCGACTGGCTGCACGACAAAGAGAGAAGCGCTCGCCTTTGAAGAGGACTTAAAGAAACAAAAGCAGCGCGAACTTTCCGCCCGCAAGGCAGCCCGTGCCGGCGGGCTTACCTTCAATGCAGCGCTCGATCGATTGTGGGTCGAGGTCGGCGAGCATTACACGGGCACCTATAAACAGACCGTATTCACCGCCCTCCGGTGGCTGCTTGAGGACAGCGGCATAGGCGCCAATACGCTCTTGCGGGACATCGGCCCCAACAAAATCACAGAGGCGGTCGCGCGTCGGCGCGGCAATGGGGTGTCACCCTCGACCGTCAACCGCACGGTGACCGAACTGCTGCGTCTGCTTCTCAAGCGCGCTCGGGATAATTGGGAACAGGACGTTGTCCGAATCGATTGGAAAAAACACTTGCTTGATGAGCCGCGAGAGCGAATCCGTTCGCTCGCGACGCATGAGGAACCCGCGCTCATGGACACGATGCGGGACGACTACCTTGCCCCGATCCGATTCGCGCTCAAGTCCGGCTTCCGCAAGAAAGAGGTCGTCAACCTCAAGAAGACTGACCTCGATTGGGGCAACCGAACAATCTCGGTCGTGGGCAAGGGCGATAAGCCTGCAACGATCCCCTTGAGCACCGAGCTGCGCGAAATCTTGTGGCCGCTACAGAACCACCCAACCGAGTACGTGTTCACCTATGTGGCGAAGGCGACCAGGGTGATCCAAGGCGCCGAGGGTCGTTCGGTCATCCGAGGCGAGCGCTATCAGATCACCTATTCAGGACTGGCGACGGCGTGGCGGCGGTTCGGCCCGGCTAAGGCCGGGATCGCCGACTTCCGGCTGCATGACCTTAGGCACACGGCCGCGACTCGGCTCGCCCGCAGCGGGGCGCACCTCAAGGTCGTGGGAAAGCTCCTACGTCACAACGACGACGCCTCGACCAGCCGGTACGTCCATGTGATCGATGCGGACATCCGGGCGGCGATGGAGGCCGAAACAGAATCGAGACAGAAAGTCCCGCAAAAAGTCCCGCAAGTCGTCGAGAGGAAGGCTTAGGACCTTGAACATGCTTGCGAATCGGGACCGCGACCACATGCTCCCAAACCAGACGCGCTACCAGACTGCGCTATGCCCCGACGTGTGCTTAAGGCCCTATTTTATTAGGGTTTTCCGCACCCAATGGCAACCACCTCGTCTCGGTCAAAGTGAACGAAAAGGGCCTAAACGGCCCCGTGCGAAGCAGCAGGTCCCGCGAATCTACCGCAAATTTCGGTCGGATCGGTCGGAGCGATATTATCGCGGGCTATGCGACTGCGGCGAGCACGCGTGGGCAGTGCTGACCCAGGGGTTCGTGGCTTTCGTCTCGCCACAGGATGCGTTGTTTCTGAGCGAGGCGATGTGGCATGTGTTGATCAGTAGCGACAAACTGGTCTACGCGATCAGAATAAAGAAAGGGCGGCGCGTTCGTCTGCATCGCGAATTGCTGAGCGACCCGTCGAGCGATGTAGACCATCGAGATCACAACGGTCTCAACAATCGGCGGTCAAATCTGCGCACATGCTCGCCGCTTCAAAATAGCGGCAACTCGCGCCAGCGAGCGGGTGCATCCGGTTTTCGAGGGGTCCATGCTGTAAAGCAAACCGGACGCTGGTGTGCTTGCATTGCGCATCGCCACCTAGGGACGTTCGACACACCCGAGGAAGCTGCCAAAGCCTACGATATAGCGGCGATCAAACGCTTCGGCGAGTTTGCCATGACAAACTTCCCGCGTGCTGGGGTGGAACGATGACCCGCCCGCCTAAAATCGCCCTCACCCCCGAGGAGGAATCCTACCTGCGGGCCGAGCACGCCAAGGGCACGACCTACCCTTTGATCGCCGCGGCGGTGGGCATGTCCTGCGCCAGTCTCGCGCGCCGCATCCGGCGCCTCGGCCTGCCGAAGCGCAAAGCCGTCAAGAAGCCTCCGGCGGGGCGCCGGCGGCCCCCGCGTCCGGCTCGAGCCGTGATCGCAATCGCGCCGCCGCCACCTCGTCCCCCGCGTCCCGACGGCGTCCCGCTCCTCGACCTCACCCAGAGCGAATGCCGGTGGCCGGTTCGCGACACGCCGTCCTACCTGTTCTGCGCCGAGCCGGTCGCAGGACCGGGGATCTCGTGGTGCGCCGACCACATCAAGCGCGTTTACAACAGGAGCCGGACTTTAGCTTAACCCCAGAGGAGAATGACCAACATGAAGAAGTATCTGCTTGCTACCGTTGTGGCGCTCGCCATGCCGGCAACAGCCGCTGCGGGCATCATCGACAACTTGGGGGTTGACCCGCAGTCGAGCGCCGGCGACTTCAAGTCCGCCATCGGCGGCAACAGCTGAGCTGACGGACCCCCCTGTCCTGTCAGCGACGGGCGCCCCGCCGGGTGACATGTTAAGTGTACCGGCGGGGTGTTTCCGTCTAGTGGTCGTCGTCCGGCATCAGTTGCACGCCGTTGATGACAAGCACCAACTCGACGCCGTCGGGCACAGAGAGATCGACCACGATGCGCGGCGGCGGCTTCCAATTATCCTCTGCTTCTTTCTCACGGTCCGGGTGGGTCATGGTGTTTCCTTCAGGGCGGCAATGGCGAATCCCAAGCCCCACTTAGATACCCGATCAGCGCCAACGCTGCGATGGCGGCGGTGACGGCGATAAGCACCCAGATCCCGGTGGGCATTTGAATCATCCCGGCAACCTCAAGAGCGGCGCGAGCGTGCGATAGAGCAGCAATATTACGATCAGCACCACGACAACCCAAAACACCTTCACCACCTGCGGCGGCAGCGTGATGCCGAGCTGCTCAAGCACCCACATCACCAGCCAGCATGCGCCGACGACCAGGCAGATGTAGATCAGCAGCATGATGAGGCCTTCGACCATATCGCCCTCCTATTTCTCGATACACGCCTTTAAGATGGCCTCGCGCCGCTCCATGGCCCCTGAGATAGAATGCAACACATAGCCGAATCCACCTAGTGCCATAAGGTTAATTAAAATAAGCGCGAGGATCAGCGGCGTCCCGCTCAGTGCGGCAACGGCCTGCTTGGCGACATCGGTCGGGACGGTCATCATGGCGCGGCGCTTTCCAGCGCCGCCACCCTGGCGGCCAGCGTCTTGACGGAATTTACCAGCGCAAATATCAGCGCCGTGGTGTCGAGGTTACGAATGTCGTCGACTGGAACACCATCGATATAGCCGGCGGTCTTGTCGACCATTTCCGGCATGATCGGCTCGA